TCCTGTCTCTTTCAACACACTGTGCAAACACTATTTCTTTTTGGCCTTTTCGCATTATGCACCGGGGATCGCAAAAGCCGTTCTCCCGGCAGTCTCGAAATATCTTCGCCATTAAGTTCCTTAGCAACGGATCTATTTTTATTGCGAACTCATCCCACCCAACGTGGCGGTTGCTATATGATATTAAATGCCCGGCGATTGCCTGGTAGTCTGGATTCTCTTGAAGATTATACCCCGAACATTCAAGGTGTCTTGCCATAGTAGCAACGGCAACGGGGATCTCGTTAGGGATTACCAGCGGCGGCTTTTGCCTTAGCTTCCCTCCACTCCCGGTTGATTCGCTCGGTTTCTTCGTCGGCTTGTTGTTCGGCCCAATTCCTGTCCTTCCTATCGTATCGCTTATTGGTTCCATTGTTGCCTCCCTGCTTTATTCTCTCAAAAACCCAGTTTAGCATTGAGTGATAATCCGATTTATATTTCTTTCCTGAACTCATTTTGTAGTTGTTAAGAAACTCTATGGCCTTGTCGGTATTTACCTTTCCTTCTTTTTCAACCAATTTTTTATATTCTATGTCTGTCAATTCAACACATTCTAAGTATGTTTCTTTATTCATTTTCTTTAACGGTTTGCTAACTGTTACCGAACCGTTTGGTAACGGTTCTTTAGTTATAGTATTAGTTATAGTATTAGTATTTAGTTTATAAGTAATAAGATTTTTTGTTTCAAAACCACTTTTCAGGTGCGGATATTTTTCAATAAACATATTCCAAAGAGGTGTCTGATAGTTCAGGTTATCCGATTTGATCCCGGCTTCTATTCTTTCTGGTCTGCCACCTGAATTGTAATTCAGAAACCTATGCACAAACACAAAGGAATTTTCAAAGTCATAGGTAACATTTTTTAAACTGTTAGCTAACAGTTTCTTAATGGTTTCTTCCTTAATGCAGGTTTCGTTTTTGATAGACTTGATTGTTATGGGATATATGCCCGATTCAGTAGTCCTGCGGTTGGTGCAGAGATACAGAAACAGTAACTTGCCCTCTGGAGGGTAGTTTTCAAAGTCTGGATCGTCCCACATAGTACAAAGGACTGGTCTGTATTTAGCCATACTCTTTTACCTTAAAATTTTATCCTCAATGTCTGGCCTATTGCTTTAAATAAAATATCTATAGGAATTGGACAATTTAGTGTTTTATAATATTTGTTGTCCGCTGAACGTGTGCCATATTTCAACAACCAATCGGGCTTGTTCTCTATCCATGCTTTTTGTAGTTGAGGAACGGGCAATAGAAAGCACACATTTCTTGGCAATATGGCGTATGCTATATAATCACAAAACAAAGGTTTTTCTGCCCACCCCTTAGTGTTCTTTTGGTCATTGCTCATATATTCAATTAAGATATCACCATAGTCCTTACGTCTCACTTTTTCGTCAATATAGATTGCCTTCCCGGATGCCAATATTAACGTGCGGTCTATTCCCAAATGCTGGGTTTGGCCATTGTCACGCATATTGACGAAGCCAAGATTATCGGGAAATGCTTTATTGTAAATAATTTCCCATATCGGCAAATCTTCAGCAGAATGACTAAATTTTAAATCTTCATTAAAATCATTTATCAACATTCATTTCCCCAAACTTCCCATTTTTGTCTATGCTTTTGTCTGGCGAACAACTCTAAATAATTGCCATTTGGGAAGTACTTTTCTATTAAATCATAATAGTACTCTGGCTTTTTGCTGTGTTTGGTTCGCCTTTCTCTATAAACAGAACTAACCCTTTCACTCGCTTCTGGAGTTTTAAAATTACCCCTTACACCAACCAGCAATAATTCATGTTGCCCCCGAAACCAATATCCCATTCCTATAATTTCCTTATCCCACACTGAGCATGTACGGTATTTAAAGCCCCATGCATTAAGGACAGACAGGGCTTCTTCAAGTTTGGGTGCTGTTGCCCACAGAAACAGAATTGAATTTTCTGTTGCAGGAATTTTGATTTCTTTAATTGCGTCTAAATCCATTGGCGGATATTGATTTTCTATTGCTCTGCTATCTGTTTCAGAAAACTCATATCTCCAAGGTGGATCTGCGAGAATTACACTATATAATCCATCTGGAATTGGCTTAACGGTGTTTTTCAATTCATTAAAATAGACCCGCCGTTCTTCTTTTTTGGCTAATTTGTAAACACCAACGCTCGTCAATTCCTTCCCTCCCGCTTTTGTTTGCGCGATATGTTCTTCAAATGCTTCTTCTGGCACAGAAGCTATTGCCTGCCAGCGGTGGGATTGGGTTCTGGTAATATCCAAATCTTTCAAGGTTTCATCGTGCAACCTTGATTCTGACCTTCTGTCTCCACCATGTTCAATCTTTTCCGGTATTATTTCCCCCGCCCTGCGCTCTGCCCTAATTTTTATTTCGGCACACTGGTTTTGCATTTCAAGTGATTCGCCGGCTTGTTTTGCGTATGCCCTAAGAGCTTCGGCTTTACCCCGAATCGTTTTTATCTCATCTACGCTGGTTGCCAACGCAAGTTCATTCTTCGCTTTATTGAAGTGGGTTAATTCCATTCATGCCTCCTCAAACGTAAAGAGACGCACTACGGCAAGGTAAGGTGGATGGTGGGCCACCCTGCTGGTAAACCAGCACCGCAATGCGTCTCAAATTCATAATAATTGTTGTTTGATTATCCACCATAGACTATTACCTTATCCTCACCTACATCATTTCACAGTTATAATGGTTTGTCAAGGCTTCTCTTGTTCCATTTTTCCTTAATATCGTCTAACGTTTCATCAACTCTATTTTCAACGCACGGAATCCCGCAGGCCGGGCAATATATCGCCCAGTTCTGTTTATCGCCGCCCAAGCTTCCGACTACCGGATTAGCCCCGCAAAAAGGGCATTGCTTTATGCTTCTATAATTCATGGTTGTTTCCTCGTCTTTTTTGTTTCTCTGTTAAAATCTCATCTACGGTTAAGAGTGGGAAGATCCCCTTTTTACGCAGAGCTAACAGATCCCTCACCCACTTGGTTTTGGGTTTGAATTTATGATCGTAATATGGGGTCATGTCCGCAGCCTCACGCGGTGTTTAAAAACGTAACGAATGCGACTTTTATCGGTTCCCCTCTTCCAATACATATCTCCGAACACAAGCACTTTTACGCGCCCGTCGGGCATTGTTTTCAGGACATGACATCGCATCTCATACTCATATCTATTTAGCCCTATTGCGTGAGCGCATTCCAAGAGATGAGTTGCATTTTCCCATGTTTTAATATCTTTCATTATCATCCCTCCCTCTCCCTTCATAGTATGGTTTTAATATCTCAACCTCTCAATGCTTTGTCGCATGATGAACATACACACTTATGAGGCATAGCTATCTTATCACAAAAATCACATAACCTTATTCCGTTGTCACGTGCCCGCTTGTACCGATTAGCGGCTTGATATAGGCTTTTCGTTGTTATCGCTCCAACTGGATACGGTGTCCTCCCCCACAGAATATGTTCGCACAGCTCATCGTTCGCTTCTGGAATTGAGTTTCGTATTATTTCTGTTATCAACATGTCATTATTTCTCCTCCATGGTTTCAATATCTCAACCTCAGCCATTTTCCGTCACCTCGGTTAATTTCCAGTGTGTCGTCTTCCAGTATTCTGTAGCTGTATAGTGCTCCTGCCTTTTGCATAGCCTGTTTAATCGCTTCCGGGACTACGGGGTCTGGATAATCTTCTATCCTCCCGGTGTCCACCTGGGTGAGTGTGAGCCAGAAAACGATCACAATCATCAAGGCCAGGATGTACAGGCGGGTTATCGCGCCCATGCCTTGTATTCTTTTTTATCCATCTGATAACCAACACGTGTCATTGAGGGATGCAGTACAATCATCCCATTTTCACGTCTCACATATCTTCTGAGATGTGCTATTTCCTGTCCACCATTTTCGCGCCTTAATTTTTTTGCTACTCTTCCATTCATGTCTTATCCCTCCATACTCGTTCTCGGCCACAGTGCTTGCAATACTTATCCGTCTCTGCACCAGGATCTGCCTCCCAGCCTTTACACTTCATGGTGCTGTCACACACAGGCCCGGAGGTAAGATTGTCTTTGACTGCTTCAACCAGGGCATTGAGTTGCTTTTCAGTGTATGGTACGTCTCGGCTCATAATGCCTCCTTAAGCATTAATAAGGTGCCATTTCAGTTTTGAATATTTTCCATTTAGAATTAAAATCGTGCATTGGAACTCTCCGTTGCACATATTCGCCAGAATTAAGTAAACTTCGCATCATTAAATCCCCCGCTGGCTCATAATCTTCACGGACATATGCGGTTTCAATACCCTCTATACCACTTTTATTTATGCGTTCTTTAAGTTGGTCTATTTCACTACCGTAAAATGTTAGTACGTCCATAATTTATTCTCCTTTTGGCTCATAATGCCTCCAATCGTTTAAGTTCGATTTTCAATTCTTCCTTAATTGTTCTTAATTCCGTGATCGTTCTTTTGCATGGTGGCTGGTACATATACTTGGTCTTAAGCTTGTTAAATTCTTCCTCACCGATTATTTCCAGAACCTTATCCCGAAATTGTTCCGGCCAGCCTTTTTGAAGCCGATGGACATCGTTGGTTAGGGTAATCCCGTTTTCCAAAGCATACCGCCCCCACCTGTGGTTTTTCTCGATGATATGATGAGCCGATAGCTGATCGTCGCGGTTGGTGTATCTACAAACCCTATCTCTTGCCCGGATACATAGCGACCATAAATCAAGAAGCTCTTTATCAAGCTTTTTACGCTCGGTTTTCTTTGCCATCGTAATATGTTTTCATCCTTTCTTGTTCCAGCATAGCGTTTTAGCTATATCTATCGCCGTAGTGGTTATTTTCTGATATTGGTTAGCCTTCTTTTCTTCATCATGTCCAAATGGGTACCGGGGCCGCTGAAAATGTCCGAGTTCATGAGATACCACTTTAATTACCTCAAAAATATCGGCATCAGAAGCAACATATACATGGATTGTCTTCTTACTGTATTCAGCCCAGCCCCACACTTTTGTTTCTTTGGCGAGCCACTTGTCAACTCTTATTCTAAAACCACGCTTGCCATTGTGTCCAACCCAGTAATGATTTTTTGCTTCTTCATCAGTCAGGTCTGGTTTATCAATGCACTTCAAGAAACATTCTTTCAGAGTTGTGTAGTTAATTACAGTTATGTTCACCATATCAACCCCCTCTCCCTTCGTAATGGGGTTTCATAGTGGTAGTACCTCTTCGTATGTTTCCTTAAATATATCAGGCTTACATGGGTATAGCTCCCCTTGAACACCTTGAATAATATAGTCGCCTATCCTTGCTTCGTGGTTTCCCTCAAGTGTTGGAATAATAGCAGAACCAGTTGAAACCACTATTTCGATTCCATCGGCAGATTCCCACCATTCAGGAACAATGTCGGTTCCCCACTTAAACGCCTCAACTATTACCGGCCTTTTTCTATACTTCATATCCTATTTCCTCCCTTTTCCGTCATAGTATGGTTTCATATTTTAACCTCCCGTTTTTTGGCTGCTATTCCGGCAGATGGAGCATTCCAATATGTTTTCTCATAAAGCGATTCGGCGATTTCAGCGGCATGCTCCAGGGCAATCTCAACCGCCACACCCGCTAATGTCCGACAAAAGGGCCTTAATCCACTGATGTCATCATCAAATGTAACGGGGATACCATCGGTAGTTGGATTCAAGCCACCATTCCATGAAACCAACCCCCATATTCTACGAGCTATTTTCTCTTTTAATTGCATTGTTTTTGCCCCCTCTTTTTTCGCTCGGTTTTCTTTGCCATGTTCTCTCCTTTCATTGTGAGACGGGAGGCAGGACTTGAACCTGCAATAGTACGCTCGATCAAGTTAGCCCGGATATCACGGTATTGCTAATGTCTCGTCGTATGCGTTGCCAATTTCGCCCCACCCCTCATATTACTAAATCCTTGTCTTCCATATCAAGGGCTTTCGCTATCCTGGTGATACTATCCATTCGTTTAGCGCGGTGAATAAGATACCATGCCCCCCTGCGGTCTGTTTGAGGTTCCAGTAACCACCCCATTTGGTCGAGGGTCATTCCCACCCGCTTCATTTCTCTTTGTATCTTTTCAGTATTGATTTTCATGATTATTGATGATATATGAAGATTAAATACAAGTCAAGACTTTTCTTTACAGTGTCATATTACAAATTACTGTACTGATTTGGGCAATAAGTTATTAGATATATTAGAATAGCTAAGAAAGTTTAGCTAATGTCGTTTTTTTTCTTGACATAGCAACTCGGCGATGGTATCTTGCAATCAACAATAACTCTGGCCTGCAAGTAAATCACGAGGGATGACAAAAAAGACACCATCCACAGATTACGGCAGGATCGGAGAGAGGCAAGAGGCGGTGGCATTTATTAACAACACACGGGGCGAGACAGGCCACCATGTCAGACCCCGTACAGTTCTTTAATATAGTGATAGCGGTACAGCGGTAATGTACCTGCATGGGTTAGCCACCATGTTAATAATATTGTAGGCTTTAAGGATAGTACCGTGTCGGCGAAAATCCGGCCTATCACTTTAATATGACGGGAGTGGTAACTATAGTAACCCTGAGGGTGTAACCCTTGCAGAGCAGATAGTGTGAAAGTCACTCAAAATACTAATACACAAGATTCTGCCTCCCGTCTCACAACAAAGGAAGGGGGAAAACTATGAAGTTTTTAATAAATTTCTATCCTAATCATTGTCCTAATTGTGGGAAAAGCCTCAATATAAAGGAAGCAGAAAACAGAAGATGGCAACTCCAAGATTTCAAAGCAGGAGCCGCCTTTCGATGTGTATGTGGTGCCGAGTGGCAGTATAAAAGTATGATAGAATATGAAGCTGATTCAGTTACGGAATAGGAGAACCCCATGAAGATACTAAAAGTAAGAGTAAATAAGTTGAGATTAGGAGTTTGGTACAAAATGGGACAGGAATACGAGGTTGAAGAATATAATGAAGATTATTACAGGCGTTCAGGAATGGACGACTTCATCCTCAAAGCAGATTGCGAACGAATAGACGACGACCCCATAATTGAGTGCCAGAAGTGTTTTTGGAGAGGAAGTTACAATGATCTTATCTCCCCGACATCTGACCATGAACCTGGGTGTCCAAAATGTCTCAGTACCGATATGCTGGAAGTGGAAGACGACCTCTTTGAAACAATGGCAAGAATGACGAAGGCACAAGTACAAGATCAATCTGACCCCTTCACCCGGATGAAAAGAATGCTTGACGAAGGCATTGCAAGCCTTATGGGGATACTGGAGATACTTGACAAGATGAAGGAGGAGAACGATGATAACTGTAACGATTGAGGAAGAACCTGTTGGGATAAAAGACACATATCCGATGTTAAAGATCGCCGAGAACGGGGAGATAGTATTGTTTACAAATGGGTATACCGGTACACTTATTAAGCCAAGTGAAGTTGTCACGAGACCCATTGGGCTTTATGCAGATAATTGGATTAAACCCAACTTCAGACCATTCACCGGCAAAGTAACGCTTTCAAATTTATAGGAGGAAGAAAATGAGAATTGAAGACGTTGAGAAACATGGACTCGCTACCGTGGACAGAAAGTATTTATTGGCCTTTCTCTTCGGTGAAAAACTTACCCCGATGCAGACCATCCATGCCCGCTGTTATGAATGTATGGGCGGATACGCAGATGGCAAGCAAGATTGTGGGGTGGAAGACTGCCCAAATTATCCCTATATGAGGTATAACCCTAACCGTGAAGTAAAAAAGAGGGTGTTGTCTGATGAGCAAAGAAAAGTACTTGGGGATAGATTCAAGAAAAGCATTCTACAGTCTAAATCCTCATAGAACTGTGGCAAAAAGGAACCTAACAGACGAACAGCGTAGGGAGTTAGGGGATAGACTAAAAAAAGCGAAAAAAGGGGGAAAGTTATGAAGAGAACACCTGATGTACACGATTCGGATGAACGGGATTACGAGGCATTTTTAAGAGGTGGCTTCCGACCTGACCCGGAGATTGAAAAATGGCACAAGGAGTTCAGACTCGCTATCAGCAGGCTTGGCTTTGAAGACTACAAGGACATTGCCGAAATAGAGAGCATGATTAAGCCCGATTATGGGATGGATGTCGAAGAGTTCGTTGCCCTGATGCGTTTCTGCTCTAATGAGGATTGTAACTGGGTTGGTATGGTAGATGAACTTGTGAGGGGAACTTGCCCGGACTGTGGTAAAATAATATAGGATGGTTGAATGAAACCATATTACGACGAAAGGAGAATAAGATGAAGAAAAGTAACCTCAAGTTAAAGGTAGGTGATGTCGTTTATCCAAAAGGATGTTCGCGCGATTATCAGCTACAGAACCCGATTACGATAAACCACGTAAAGGAACACACGGACGATACGATGATTGATGGTAAATATGAAACGTTGCGTTGGATGTCAGCGTCAGAAAACGGATGGAGTTGGTATCCGTTTATGACCCTAACAAAGAGACTCTCAACGAACGAAGTTTTACCACTATGAAAGGAGAGAATCATGTTTAAACGAATAGCACAATGGTGGGAGAGGGAGAGTTTAGCACACAACCGTAGCGTAATAGAAAGAATCTTCTCCGGGTATGCTCCTATGCGCCGGGAGGAAGAACTGAAAATACTGGTAGGGAAATGGCTCGATAGAAAACACATCCAGAAGAATCCTCCTCGGCGTTTGATGGGCAAAGGCTGGGGCAGAAGCCGACATACAGTGGATGGTGATATATGAAAAACGGAATTTATGGGAGCATTGGGCATAAGGAATACCATGCGCTTGATCGGGTGAGCAATTCTTATCTTGACAAATTGTCTGTCTATCCGGCAAAGGCACAAATCAAAACACCCGACACGGCTATCTTCGCTTTTGGCAGGGCATTCCATGTTTACGTTTTGGAGCCGGATATTTTTGAAAACGAAGTCGCCATATCGCCAGAAATCAATAGACGAACTAATCAGGGAAAAGAAGATTACCGCATATTTGTAGAACAGAACAAAGATAAGACGGTAATCACGGCGGATGAACTTAACACCATTAAAGGTATGAAAGAAAAGATAATGCTCCATCCCCTTGCGTCTAAACTAATTACAGGGGGTCTTTCAGAACAAACCGTTATTTGGACAGATGAAGAAACGGGGATTGAATGTAAAGCAAGGCCGGATAAGATACCTACAGTTGACGGAGTTGTTGTTGATTTAAAAAAGACGCGGGACGCCAGCACGCATGGTTTCCAGCATTCTTTGGTTCAGTATAGATACCCACAACAAGCCGGAATGTACCTTGATGGAATCAAACAGGCCACCGAGGGGATAATGATACCAGACTGTTTTGCATTCATTGCGGTTGAAGATAAAGAACCATATAGAACGGAAGTTTATACCCTTAATGAAGATTTTTTGAACTGGGGATATAACGAATATAAGAGACTTTTGTTAATAGAAAAAGAATGCCGAGATGCTGGCTTTTATCCGCACTATCAGAATGCGGGAGCGGTAGAATTAACAAAACCAAACTACTTACAGACATATGATTAGGGGGAATTATGAAAATGTCATACTGGGCGATTGCTTTTGAGAATGTTGGGATAATTGCTTGTTTTACGGCGGTGGCTATATATTTTGGACATTGGTGGATTATCTTGTTTGGGGGTCTGATACTGACTACAGTAAAACTTAAAGATTAAGGGGGAATCATGGAAAATTATGAGATAGCGATTTATGACGAAAAGGTAAAGTCGAGCTTCGTCGAGGTTGTTGATGAAGTGAAGTACACAAAGGAAGTTATCTTTGCGGTACAATCGTTCAGGGGGAATAACGCCCTCCAGAAATGCTCACCACAGAGCATAAAAAACGCCATTATCAACGTAGCCCTGACGGGTGCAACCTTGAATCCGGTTTTGCAGCAGGCATATCTTATACCGAGAGATGGTAAGTGTTGTCTTGACTTCGGGTACAGGGGGCTTTGTAAGATCGCCACGGACGCAGGCGGAGTAATAGACATTGACGCAACGGTGGTTTACGAAAAGGACGAGTTCGATTATGAAATGGGATTATGTCCCTACCTGAAACACAAACCAAGCCTTGAGACTGAACGCGGAGAGATGGCCTTTGTTTATGCGATAGCCATTCTGCCAGACAATATCAAGAAGTTTATTGTGCTTACCAAGTCCGAGATTGATAATATCAAAAAAACATCAAAAGCACTTAACAGTTCATACTCTCCCTGGAAGGGTGCATTTGAAGCGGAGATGTGGCGCAAGTCTGCTGTCAAGAAGCTCTATAAATACCTTCCGCAGACGGAACGAATGTCAACAGCGGTTCATGTTTTAAATGAGCATGAAGGGTTGAAGAAGGATGAATTTACTTCGGCTGATAATTTAATGAAACGAGTTGAAGAAGCTGAAGTAGTCGAAGAAACTACGCCTGAGAAGCGTCAGGAGGCGCCACAAGCCCCTGAACCCACGAAGGCCACTACCACCCCGGAAGAAACAGAAAAAGCCGTTATAGCCGCTCTCAAGAAGCAGTTGAACTACAAGATGAAGATGAGCGCGGAGGAAAAGAAGAAGTTCTACGCATGGGCGATGGAAGGTGAAGAGGCAACACCTGCGAAACTAAAGTACCTGATAGATTCTTATGCGGGGTTATTGGTGACATATGAATCCTCGAAAGGAGAGTCATAATGGAAAAGCCGGAGAAGAATACGTTTACTGATAGTAGTTGGGATGGGGCTATTGACGCATACGAGAAGTTTCTGCCGGATGAGAAAGAGATAAGAGAGATAGTCCTCTCGGAATCAAGGGGCATTCTTGGATATGGGACAGCAGCTTCTCGTATAACAAAAGCCATAGCTACGAGGATAGGGAGATGAAACAGCCAGTCCCGATCTTTGAAGGTGATGTTGTTGATCGGAAATTAAAACTCCAAGATCATGTTAAGGAATCTATTGCCAGATGGGTAAGCACATTTAAAACCGGGACACATCTTGATATTATTATCAGAAAACACAAAACGAAGAGAACGCTGAAACAAAATGCTTATTATTGGGATGTGGTTGTTCCTATTCTTGCGGATTATATCGGGCATGACAACCCCGAAGATATGCATGAAGATTTGAAACTCGAATTTAATCCAGTCGAAAGCAAGATAACACCGGGTAAGATGATCGGGGGATCCACCACAAAGTTGTCAACGGAAGAGTTCTTTTGTGGTGAAACGAGTTATGTCGCAAGAATATGTAGGTGGGGGGCGGATCAAGGGGTCTATATACCACCGCCACAAAAAAGTGAATAAGCCAATACATGGCATATACTTAGGAGGATAAAATGACCGAGTATAAATTTAAGTTAGGAGAGCATGTTTTTGTTCTTGGCAGAGACGGCCTGTGCATTGTAAAGGGACGAGGCAAGATGAAGTTTACCAGTGGTGGGACGGCTTCTATGTATATGATTGGAGGTGCATACTATGGCGCCTTCCAAGAGAACGAATTGTTGTCTATTGAGGAACGGAAGGATATAGCGAAAGAGTTTCCAAGGGGGTAGGAAGAGATGATAAAAGATATTTTGGACAAGCATAACGTATACACAACAGACATTGAACTTGATTTATTGCGTCATTTTGAGAAGTTACGAAATGAAATGCTTGAAGCATTTGCAGTGCGTTATCAAGAGCTTAAATATCCGATTAATCTGTGTGCAGATTTGTTATTGTTTTGTTTTTGGAGTTGTGAGAAAACTGAAGATAAAAAGCCATCTGAGATAAAGGAAATATTATTGAACTTTTTTACGCAAGAACAAATAGATGAAGCTATAAAAGCAATTACGAATTAATGGCAGGGCGGAAAAAGGAGAGAAGTGGCCAAGGGGGAGCCACAAACCGCCCTGCCAAGTTTCAAACACCCTTCTTCAGTGACATGAAGTTAGCTACCGACTTAACACCAAAGGCACTCCCGATAGCTATACCTACAACATAGCGATACCAGAGAGGGGTTTCTTGTAGTGCGGCGAAACCACTTTCAACATAGGAAACAAGGCCAGGAATGAAACACATTATCATGGGAATGGAAAGTACGATAGTCCAATACTCATCTTTCCAGCCACTCTGGTCGAGAGAGGTTTTCTCCCATGCTATATCTGCTGCTTGACCAGTCTCAATCTTTTTAATATTCGCATCCGTCTTGGCCTTTGCGATAGCAAGATCACTCTCCAGCTTAACAGTTTTCCTCTGCTGCCACCCCTTTGCTATGTCGGTAAGTGGAGAGGCTACCATTTTTATAGCTCCAAATATATCAAACATATCACCCTCCTTAGTACACCCATATTGACGCATTCAAAGGCATTGTATCGGCATGAATAAATGTCTTCCCGATTCCAATTCTCTTAAATCCTGCCTGTATAAGTCCCCGAACAATCCTCAATCTTTTCCAGCCTTCTGTGCAGGCTATATCTGCCGCTTTACATTCAACATGATTCCGTGAAGTAGAACCTACCTCTGCATTATGTTTCTCGCAACGTACGCCGGACGTTATCACGAAAGGAACCCCAGCAAATCCTCTGGCATCATTAAGCCTCATCAGGAAGTCAGGGTCTATATCATCCTTGCCACAACACGGACAGGCAAATTCTTCTTTTTTAAAGTAGTTCATCTCCCCCCCCCTATTTCAACTTATCAATTTTGTCGAATATCTTGTCTTGGGTACGTTTCATTTCTTTAAAGGCATCAGCTTGCGTCTTTTCTAATCGAGCAACAGAGGCTAAGATGTTTCCTGACTTTTCATCACAAAGTGACTTGAGCATGAATCCATTACTTTTCGGAGGCTTCATTTTGCAGATTCCAGTTATAGCTATACCGCCACCGGTCACTATCATAGTTGAAAAAGCTATCGCATTTGGTAATGATTCGAACATATCAGCCTCCTATTCTTATTTGTTCCAGTTTCTCAAAGCCTGAATCCATTGCATCTCTTACGTCTTTCAGTCCAGATTGAAAGCTCCCAACCATGTCAACTACATACTCTGCGGAAAATTGTTCCATATCAGTCTCCTATTTGGTTATTGGTTCCACGCTTGGTTCTTCACTCAGTTCCGCCATCTTCGCCTTATACGCAATTACCACTTCCGGCTTATGAAGTTTCTTCGCCACGGCTTTACTTATTACGTCATTGCCTTCAGGGTCATCTCCCGGCATTATCCAACTTCGGTGATATTTGTTTCCTTTGTGCCGGTTTTCTTCTTGAGTCAAGACCTGTAAATTATTATGGACATGCAAGCCGCATACATTCTTACCCTGTAATGGGATTATATGGTCAACCTCATACGGAATACCTGTTGCTTCTGTCATCTCCCTTACCAGAGCATATATGCTTTTCATTAACTCTCTATCGGCCCAAGCAGGAGTTGCCAAAACACATCTCTTTTCTCTTGCGGTTGTCGTTTCCAACTTGCGATGTTTGTTGTTCTGATACCATTCTTTACTATCTTCTAAATGCTTTTCCTTGTTATCCAGATACCATTTATCGCATAATTCTCGATGCTTTTCCCTATTGTCTGCAACCCATCCTTTGTCGGATTCGTTCTTGCAGTTTTTGCACCACGAAAGATACGTATCCCTGTCTGAGCGTTTGTAAAATTCAGACAAAGGTTTTTCAGTTCCGCATTTAGTGCATATTTTAGTTGGGATTTGTGGTATAGTCCGGTCAGTCATTGCTTCATATCTCCAATATATGAGGTTTTTGATTAGGAACGGAGGCAAGTTCACGCTTGTTTCCGTTTCATTATTTATAACAAAATTAGTCATTTGTGTCAAGCCTTTTCAACTTCAAGTTCTGCTATTCCATCCCGTTCATCTCTTGTTGGCAATACAACGTTTTTTAAAGCAAGTATTTTATCGGCTTCTTCTAACTTCTTCGAATTCAGGTTTGTGCTTTCTTCAACCGAAGCATCGGTTCTTTGCCTTAGCTTGTTGTTAATCGCATGCTGTAACCAAGGCTGAATCTGTCCTTCTCCAAGCCATGATTCTAAAACTCTTTTCCCTTCGTCTGGTATTTCTACCGTAATATTCATAATTCTTCTCCTTTAATTAAGTAAATAGCCACAAATCTTTGAATCTGATGATATATCTACAATCTTTGTTCCACCGATAACCTGTAATGTAAAGTATGCTGTATCATTAACATCCATATCTGCAATAATGGAAAAAGATTGACCTCCATTTTCACCAAAAGTATCAAAAGCATTATTTCTTATAATCCCAGAATAAGTTCGGTTACTTGTAACTAAACCAAAAAACAACTCTGTATTGGCGATTGCCAACCCATTCAAACGCAAAATCCCGCAGAATAATACTGGGGCTGTAACTGGAGCAGTAAATACACCATTAGAAAAGTTTCCTCCCTGGTCGATTATTTCGGCATAAATAGCGGTATTCATTGAATAGACTGTTCCATCTCCTGTGACGTCGGCTATAGAAGGACTGGCAGAGAATACAGGCTGGCTCGGATTGGTCATTTCACCATCAGCAGATACCAAGACCGACTTATATTCTGGTGCAGTCTGTCCAGCGTTCATTCCAACCAAAGCACCTGCCGCACCAGCCGCAAGTTTAGCCGCAGTATTCGCCCCTGTGCCATATACCAAATCTCCAGCGGCATCCCAGATTGTGTCGGTGGCGATGGTTATAGGGTATCCAGTACACCCTGAAAGATTACCTGAAGCAGGTGTGCCGAGGACGCCATCTTGTTCAACCAACCTTTTTTCTGTCCCTGCATCATCTTTCTTGTAAACACCACCTCCAGCCTTTGGGTAAATAGCTACCTTATCGGTTGCCGGAGTATCTGGTGTTGCTTGTTCTTCTAAGAGTATTTTTGACATTTATTTCACCATTATCCCTAAGTATTTATATTCCTGCATATCAAAGGTTCCCGAACCAGATGCGACAATAGTTGTATAAGTTGACTCCCTCAGTCTTTCAGTGTATATCCATCCCGTATCTCTGTTTTGCTTGTCCGCAGCAAGCCCACTACACCTTACGATAAAAGAAGGATAGGTAGAATCAGCCCCCATCATGCTATATACTTCATTTGTGGCTGAACCAGAATCGTTACATCTGATATCAGTTAATATGGCCTCTGTTCCATAACCTATAGCTCCTCCACTATCTCCCTGAGGATTTATTGCGATACTCTGAGAACTCAAAGAAGATATAGCATTTATTCGGGAAGAACTTATCGGCGCCGCAAATCTGATAATTTCGTTTTTGGGATGTGACCAGTTTCCATCTCCAATAGTATCCCCTATTACCAAGGTTGGTCTTGAAATATAGCAAACGTCATTTTCAGTTCCGGTACAATAAACAGAAACATCAAAAGAAGTAACCGTTGAAGCAATGTCTCTTGTTATTTCAACCCATGTTAAAGTATCGGCTCCTACAAGAGATGATTCTGTGTATCCAGCACTATCAGTTATTCTTATTTTAGCATTATCAGCAGCAGTTACAGAATAAACATACATCCCAAAGGTAACTGTCTGTCCGGCAAACTTTGAGTACCAGTGTGGGTATGCTTCTACACCTTTATTGAAATCATGTGCCATCGTGAAAGCTCCACGGGTAAGTTTTAACCCATAAAACCCTCGACAGTGTGTAGAGTCTTCGGTAATTCTTTCAACAGTCCCGGATGTTTTGGAATGTTCATCACAACTATACGTAGTAGAAAAAGTAGGATTGACTTCATAAACAGTGAAGTTTTTAATCTGAACATTTCCGCCGGGGTCAACACCGAGATATAATCCTTGGTTTACAGTTGTCCCGTAATCTTGATAATAAAGAAAGGTGTGTGTTACCCATGAAGCTGTTGTTGTAAACCATCTTCCATAAATAAAAACCGAACCACAATATCTCCAAGGATAAATCGAGACACCGGCTGAAGTCCCATCCTTCACATCAATAGATATCCTGTAAAGATGACCAAGTTTACCAGCCGCAGAATTGGCATAACTGATAGTAGCTGCATTAGCAGAAGGGTCAATTACATAATGATCTGTATCAAATGTAAGCGTGCAGTTATTTTTAGTCCAGTCAGAGGTATCATCATTGGCCGCATCGTCATCGGCTATTGCTGAACCATAATTTGAGAGAGATGTTAATTCAGAACAACTCCAAAAACCAGAATTAGGAATAAGGTTTTCTGAACGAAGTCCCACCTTTAAGATGTCCTGTGTTTCGGAAACGGTCTTTTTTTCTGGAGTATTATCACTTGTAGCGTACATAAATGTTGTAGCATCAAAGTCAGATTCCATCACTGCACCGGCAGTATTTACATTCGTTGAATCGGTCTTGTCTGCACTTGCCTCTATACCAGCTAATTTACTAACCGCATCATCATCGTAAGCATTAGTATCATTCTCTGCCTCATAAAGTGCCTTAATTTCAGCCCCAGTCTGATCAGCAGTAGCAGAATCTTCTATCGTATCTAACTTAGAATGGTCTGCATCCAGGAACGCCTGTTCGCCGGTACTGGGATATACAGTTGCACCAGTTTCAATGCCGCTTAATTTGGTCTTCTCGGTATCAGTGTAAGCGTTGGTATCGGCTTCGGCTTCATACAAAGACTTGACTTCTGCTCCCGTCTGGTCGGCTGTGGCTTCTGTTTCTATACCATCAAGTTTAGTATTATCCGCCGCCGTAAAGACTGTATCTCGTTCCCCTGTGTTTGGTCCGTCACTTATATTAAGTGAACCATTTCCGTTTACCTCGAGAGATCCAGTTCCTTCAATAAGGTATTCTTCTGTTACGTTAAGTTGTTCGTCTGTATCTATTGTAACAGTTTCTCCAGTAGCTATTATGTAGGGAGTAATTCCGTCAGTGGCTCTGTCTATCCTTGACTCTGTGGATTTGGTCGTTTGCCTAAGTGCTTCTCCCGAAGCTGCTGGAGCTTGAAGTCCTACTACCTGATACAAGCCGTTCATGTTAATGTCTTGGGTCATTGTACCAAGGGTTGTATCAGTACCTTGGGTATGGTCAGTAGCATTGGAGTGTTTTAAGTCTACCGCACTTTCAAGGTTCACTTCCGTAATTTTAGTCGTTGCTCTTATTGAATCACCATTGCTTGAAGGCACAGACAGGGAAGTCAGCTTATGGGTATTCATATTTACATCAGCAGTCATAGTACCGAGCGTTGTATCCCCACCAATCGCATGCTTTTTATCTACTGCATCCTCAAGATTAGCCTCTGTGATTTTAGTGGTAGTTCTTACTGATTGCCCGTTAGCGCTCGGAACGGAAAGAGCTGTGAGCTTATGAGTCCCCATGTTGATATCAGAGGCTTGTGTGCCGAGTGTGGTATCAGTACCTTGCGTATGCTGTAGATTGGTATTCGCTTCAATGGCCGTGATATGGGCGGCGGTAGCTACACCTTTCTGTGCATTGGTCGCACTCTGAATATCATCTGTACCGTCTGTATGATTAGAGGCATGGTTTTCAAGGACATACTTGTTATAGAGTGTGTCGAAGTAGGTTTTCAGAAATGCTTTAACTTGTGTCCATGTAGAAGTCACCAAAGCGTCTGAATCCGTGCTGTCTCTGTATAATGCCTTATCTGCGTCTATTGGAGGATTCTTAGTTCCTACTGCGCCGAGTGCGGTATCAGTTCCCTGTGTATGAAGAGCATCCTTCTGTGTTTGTGTTATATGCTCATAGTCATCACCATCATTCAGCCCGCCAAGACTATTATGGACGCCTACAGCAGAGCCAGTGAAGAAAGTATCTGTTACCATCTGGACTAATTCAAAAGCGGTAGCATTTCTTTCTATTATGATACAGCCAAGCAGCAATCCAAAGTCACTTATCTCTAAAGGTGTATCACTGGGGGGCTGCGATAATTGAGCTTCAGCAAGTTTGTAACTGTCATTCCCCAGCATTACATAAACGTGTTCATCGTCAGTATGTATATACACCCAATGACAAGCGTACTGATTGACTGTAACGGTAGCCAGTGCATGAGTTGTGGTATTCCAATATTGAGTATTGTTTATGACTGTATCCGTGCCGTCAGAAATAGTAAATCCTGCCGTTGAATCCCCATAGACAAGAAAGTATCCATCATCACCTGATATATATGGATTATAGGGAGCATCATCAAAAGGAGTCATGCGATAGATTCCGTGATAGACCACACCCTTCTGAATACTAAATTGCCGTGTAGCACCTCCTACGTCAGCTATTCTGCAACCAGAAGCAAGCTCTGTCCTTCTTAGAGAAGTTGCCCGTCTTTGTAGTTTGTTCACCCCGTCTTGATTTCTCTGACCAGCATTTGCAAAGTGAACTTTCACAGGGCTGCTGGTATCCTTCATACAAGTACCTAAACCAATCTCAGTGGTTCTGTTGAAATTACCTGTCTGAACTAAAATCTGTGGTGCTCCACCGTTATAGTCAAGGCCAACGTGATATTTAGTATCCGCAGAACCAATCACTTTATTGGCTTGCTCAGCAAGAGTTACTTTCACAAGTGGGTCGGTGGTTTCTGTACCTGTCCGAAGCAAAGCCGTAATAGCAGATACGGTTACCGTACCTTCTGTACCCTCTGAAATAAGCCCACCGGTCAACACACCAGGGGACAGCGGGCCATCTATAAAATCAGCAACATCGCTGTGGTCATCTGTGCCTACGATAGAATGGGAACGGGTATGCTTCTTATCAACAGCATCTTCAAGTGCGGCTTCGGTTATCTTCGCCGTTTGGCGTATCGCTTCACCTGCCGCATCCGGTACAGACAAGGATACAACCTGGTGAGCGTTCATATCGAGGTCTTCGGTCTGTGCTCCAAGTGCTGTGTCTGTGTTCTGGTCATGGTCTAAAGCATTTGAGTGTGCCTTTGTTACCGCATCAGAGACCTCTGTATCACTATTGGTAGCATCAACCGGAAGGCCGTTGGCGTTGGCTTTCAGAAGTTGGTCTTCAGTAGCCGTAGAGGTGTGGTCGTCAGTACCCGTTATTGAGTGCTTCCGTGTATGAGCTAAGTTAGCCGTTTGTCCTGTTTTATCTAAGATACTTTTCTGCATCACCAACCCCAAGCCCTGACATTATCGCCACCTGCTTCGCCGAGTATGTAAACACTTTTCTTGTCTTGAGTGTTTAAAGTCAGGGACTCTCCATATTTCAGATCTGCTTCCAAGGTTGCCCCATCAAACGAAATAGACACAGTATCGGAGTCTGAATCATTAGATATAGTTATAGAATTACACGCACCGCCAAGAGGCCGCTCAACATATAGTTGGGTAGTCGTGTATTCTTCATAAAAACTTATGGGGCCACCTATGATTTTGACATCCTTTGTTCCATTCTCGAACATCAGACTTCCCTCCCACAATTTTGACAGACATAATGTGGTTTTATAATATCAACTGTTCTTTCCCTGAACTTCGGGCGGTCAACAATAAGGTCTCGCTCGACAAGAACAGGCTTATCGACTTTATACTCAACTTCTACCAGCTTTGTCTTTGGTATGAGTTCTACCTTATCTACTTTGACAATCTTCTCGACATACTTGGGAACTTCGACAATCTTTTCTACAAACTTCGGGACAATAACCTCTTGTATGACTTCCTTGATAACGACCTTCTCAACCTCTACGATAACCTCTTTATAAACAGGAACCTCAACCACTACTTCCTTATAAACAGGCTTCTCGTACTTCTTTGTGACAAATTGTGGAACTTCTACATCAACATTCTTAAAGACAGGACGTTCTACTTCTACGTCCTTGAATGTTGGTCGCTCAATGACACGCTTTATTGTCTTGAGTTCCTTCTCTACGTTCCCTTTTCCTCCGCTTTGAAAAGCCATGTTACACCTCCACCCTATATGCAAGTTCAAGCGTTACTGCGGTTGCAGCGACATCCGCCTCAACTATTTTAAACCTTACGAACGGAGCCAAGACAGGAGTAAACGAAAGATACCTTCCAGTAGTTACGGTAATGGCATTTTCTACGGCTCCAGCCGCCCCAGCAGCAGTCTCAGGGTCATAAAACGTAACATCATCAGTAGAACACTGCTGTGTTACGGTGATACTTCCTGCTGTGCTTACGACCCTTAGACACGCAGTTCCATCGCAATCGTGAAACACCCTTGAGTTTGAGTATTTTGTTCCATTCTTACCGACTGCTAATGCAGAACATAATAGCTCTTTACTTACTATACTTTTTGACATTGCTTTAGCCTCCTGTTTTTAAAGTTCTACTCTATATACAAGTTCCAGTGTTACGGCAGTTTCAGCAGTACCATTCTCAACAATCTTGAATCTTATGAACGGAGCTAAGACGGGAGTGAATGATAAATACCTCCCAGCAGTGGCAGTGATAGTATCCTCAACCGCACCCACGGCTCCGTCTGCATCTTCAGGATCATAAAACGTAACATCATCCAATGAACACTGTTGCGTAATGGTAATGCTTCCTGCGGTACTTATAATCTTCAAACACGCCGTTCCATCACAGTCGTGGAATACCCTTGAATTGGAATATACAGTACCGTCATCTGCCGCCAATGCCGTCGCTAAGACTTCCTTACTTATCATACTTCTGGACATTGTTTTATCCTCCTATTTTATGTGCTCTTTTTAATGTTATTCCTGATTTCTTTGGTTTGTTTATTTCTTCTTGTTCCGTTCCAAATATTATATGCTGTGCCGACTCTATCGCATCTCTTTTCTTCTTGTAATAGCCCATAGGTTTGGCTTTGTATCTGCTATCAATAGCACTTCTAATTTGCCTTAATGTGGCCTTGTCAATGTCTCGATAATCAGTTAGCCCCTCTATTGCGAAAATCACTTCATTGTAAAAAGGAACAAACGAATCTCCCGCACGGGTTATTCCGTTTATTGCCCTACCGAGTGCTACCTTGTCTCCGGTAACTGCACGCATTACATCTCCGGTAAAGTCTCCTATTTGTTCTTGCATGCCAGTTGCAAGACCACCAAGAGACAAGTCTCCGATAATCATGTGCGGGGCATAGGGCATTCTCTTGTCTCCGGTAAATTGCATATAAAACCAACTTGCTATTGCACCCATTACAGTCATTCCGGTAATAGATTTCACTGCCTGTTTACGCCCACCAACTGGCTTCTCTATCATTTTTTCTCCAGACCTTAATTTTCTTGCATCAAGAACGGCTCTCTGTACGTACCCCTTCCTGAAGGTTAGGAGATTACTGGCAACCCGTGACAATTCATTACCCTGTTCAGAGGGAGAGCGTTCTGCTCTTTCATACAGAAAATGAACCTTCTTTACAGTAGCATCTGCAACATAGTGAACCATCGCCTCCTCGCCCTCTCTTGCCAAAACATCAAGAGCGTGCCTGCGTTCCATTGGTTCTATATCACCCCATTGTGATTCTTTCATCATTGCGGTCAATTCGCCTGAATCTGTTTTATAACCAGGATGCTTTTTAATCGCCGCCCTGACAGCAGCCGTTTTCATTTTGAATGCAGCCAATCTGTTTACAGTATCACTCCGACCCATAACATTTATCTGGTCAGCCCATTCATTTAATTTGGAGAAGCCCGGAACACCACGATAATCCTGATACAACCAATCCTTCTGGATTCCTTTCATTTGAGAAACATATTTTTCAAAGTAAAGTTTATCAGCCTTAGACATTTTCTCCATTTTCAAGACATCGCCAAGATTTGTATAGAAGGCTACATTCTGGAATAAATTCCTAACGCCCTTTCTGACATCCAGAAAGATAGCTCTCGCCGCCTGAGAATATGCTCTAATAATAAGTTCTTCTAAAACTTGTGGCTTTTCCTTTTGTCCGAGTGTCTCTCGGATATTTCTTGTTAACAACTCTGCCATTCTGCCGGGGTCTGCAAACCTGTTTTTGTTCGCCTCAAACAATTCCACCCAAGCATCTACCAATGGCTTTAACTCTGTACGATATGTCATTTGACGGATATAACTCGCATACCTTCTAAGAATATCTTTTTCATACTTCTGAAATTCGACAGCTTCCCTCGCCCTTAGTCCACGCTTACCAAAACCAGGTTTCATCTCCATTGTTTTAATGCTTGGATTGATGACCTCACCAACATCATAACCACTTCTGATGACACCCCAACTTCTTCCATCAAGCCATTTTCTAAGTGCCGCATCGCCTTCTGTTTCGAGTATCTTATTTGCTTTTTTCAGTTCCACATCAGGGGCATTTGGTATTCGGGTTCCGTGGTCTCTCCATTCATAAAATCTGTTATACCTGACATCACCCTCTTTTTGCCTAAGCCCCTCAATCATTGCTTCAGCGATAGCCTTTTCAGAACTTGTAATATCTTTAGGCTTTTGTGGTTTGCCCCTCACATACTCAGGAAGGTTTGAAGCAACGTAATCATTTATCCTTTTGAGTGCTACCTTATCATTACTTATATTTAAGAAATCTTCTCCACCAGCAGTAGAGACTTTTTCTATTTCTCTATCAATTCTATACTCAAGGTCATGCCTCTTATGTGATATCGCTTCCCTTAAATCGCCAAACGGCTTCCCTGTTTGTTTCTGCATTGCATCTGCAAAGTGGTGCATATCCAATAAAGAAACTGTTTTTACATTCTTAATAGCAAGACCTTGTTGCTCTTTTTTGAAATGTGTATCAAGAGTATCAGCAGTCTTTTTTACGGCTGGCATTTTATTTAGTCCGGCATCAGCAGAAGACCTCAATCGACTTATCGGAACAGACTTGAGCATCTTGTCAATAACTTTCTTACCTTCGGATTCTGTTATAAACCTGCTTCTGCTAATATATTTGGGTTCCTTTATCCTCATACCACTAAGGATTCCCTGATATGCCTCTTCCGTTATTTCTCCTCTATCAAGAAGATTATTTTTTAATGTAACAATTCTGGTTTCTGTCTCTTTGGTTATATTTTGTTTCCACCCTATTTTTCGTGGTCTTGTTTTAGCAACAGCATTTAGAATATTTTTTAATTGCTCGGCTGTAATGTTTTTATGTGTCGTGGATAAATGCCCAGTTTCTTTTTTCGTAATCTGCGTTAATTGACTCTTTGTTAATCCTTTATATGCACTCCACGCATGAATTGTTTGCCGCAACTTCCTCATTTCAGCAGGAGTGGTTATTGTGCCGCCAATCTCCCTTAGTTCATCCTGCAACCTTTTGACCTCAACGGGTTTGCCTTCCTTATCTGCTATCTCCATCGCTTTAGCATACATTTCATTTATATCTGCCTTTGGAACTACCTCTGGCTTCTCAGGTATCTTCTCTACTGGCTTCAGGTCAGGGTATTCAGCAAGCACTTTCTTTGGAACTTGTTTGCCTTCTGCATACGCAATAGCTACGTCTGCTTCATGTTTGTCCTTGAGTTTCTTCCACGTATCTTTCGCATCTTTTCCTTTATTAATCTTTTGTGCTTCCTTGAAATCAACATACCGGCCTTTGCCATCAACCCATCCACTTTCAATTCTCTTCCCTTCCATTTTATCTATAATGTCGGCATGAATTTGCCCACGCTCACCAACCGAAATCTCCCCAGTCTCCAAATTCTTTAGTGCTGGCTTTAAAGAATTTGCTTCAACGTACTCCCCCCTTGTCATCTCCCACGGTTGCTTCTCAGCGACTTTCTCCTTCCCCTTGATAGATGGTATAGGTTTCTCTGGAATAGCCTCTACAGGGCGTTCTAAGGGCTTCTTAGCGGGTTCTACGGGTGTTTTGGCTGGTTCTATGGGCTTCTTCTCAACCACAAGTTCCTTAACCATATTGTCAACAATTACCTGTTCCTTCTTAGGCATCTTGCCGTACCATTCTGGAAGCTGTGCCTTTACACCCTTTGCTCCTTCACCAAGTTTTTTAAACGTACCAATCTCTGCCACAAACCTGACTACTTTTTCCATTAAGGGGCTGTCCCAAGAAGCACCTGCATTGTGAGCAAACTCTTTCGCCGGAGCCATAAGAACTTCTATAACTTTGCCAATCCATTCGCCCATTTTCTTGCCTGCGGGTGTTTCTGGTTGCCATACTGCCTTACCCCATTCCTCTGCGGCTATATCACCACGTTCACTTAAATCCTGTTTGGTTGCCTCCCCATACCCGGTTACCGCTATATCATGTCCGCTTCCTAACACCCACGACGCAAAACCAGTTCCCATCATCAATCCAACTTCACCTAACGATTTTGGTGCTTCAAAGACTTGCTTCCCAATATCCATTGCTCTTTCACCAATGGTCGGGGCAAAACTACGGGTCGCCCCCATAAAGGGTTTCCGAACTTCAGGTTGTGTCCCAAAGTGACCAGCAATCTCTTCTTGCGAGAATCCTGCTTCAGTTAATTGGGTTGACTTGGATGCCACGTATTCCTGTATCTCGGAATCATTAAAACCAGCACTTTTGAGTTGCTCTAAATTCATCCTCCAACCCTCTTAAGATATTCATCTATTGTTTCACTTTCTTTACGTGAAGAAATCTTCTCTTCTTGAGGCTTCCATCCCAATACCCTCGCCAACCATTCTGTGAATTTTCCTGTTTCTTCTTTTTCCTCTTCCCCTAAGACATATCCCAAATCTGCCGCCATATCCTTGAGAATCATAAATTTCTCATCTGTAGGCTTCTTTTCATACGAACTAAGTGCGTCAAACACTCTCTTCCTATCAATATTGGTAATACCGCCCTTATCTTCTCCTCCAGTCCAGAACTCGGCATCTTCAACCTTAGGAATCATTGTCCCGCCTTTGCCCTTCATCAGTTTGACTTCTTCCGGCTTATCCTTCCCGTAATATTTATCCCACAGAGCCATACGTTCTTTGTGCTGGGCTTGTTTTTGTTCTACATCGGCCATAATGGAGTCTGATACATTCTTTCTGAACTTCAATAATGCGCTTCTATATACACCCTGTGCTTGCGGGTCTAAACTCCCCCTGTCTTCAAATCTATACTGATTGCCAAAGACATGAGCAAATAGAGTTTCTTCATTCTCTTTGGTGATTCTGTCTATTTCGCCATAAATTTGTTTTCTTGGAACAAATGGATTGCCGTGTTTCTTAAACTGGAATCTTTCCCATTTCTGGCGGTCAAGTATTCCCTTTGGGGTCTGTTCGGGCATTGGTTGTGCTTTCTCAGTGGGTTTCTCACGAGTCTTTGGCGGCCCCCATACAGCATATTCCTTCCCGCCACTTGATGCCGTTCCAGTCTTTACGTATCCGGGTTTTTTATTTATGTCCATGATTAACTCCTGAAGCTGGGATTGATTACCCAGTTAGTAGAACGTGAACTGGTTGTTTGTTTTTGTGTTCCTGTTTTGTAATAGTCCTCAAGATCTGCCATATACTCAGTTTTCTGTTTGTTTAATTTAGCTCCGTACTCTGCGGCTGTTTTTGCTATTTGTGCCTGATATTCAGGTGCATATTCCGCCCTTGCTTCACGTCCAGCCGCCGTACCGATTTCGCCTATTCCCTGACCATATCCGGCCAAAGCCTGTTTACGTGCCTGCGCCCTTACAATGGGGTTAGTCGAGTACCGTGATTCCACCAAAGCCCTGTTTAAAGCTCTCCTGAGACGGCTCATGGGAACTCCCATAGCCTTTTCTCTTAGTTCAGAGATTCTTTCTTCATCTCGTTCAGGCATTCCATATGCAGGTATATCTCCATATTCAGGTCGTTCTCTTGACGGAGTGAATGACGTGGATGTCGTGGAATATGATGGAGTACTTACCTTCCTGTATGAAGGTGTCTCTGCCTCTGGTTTTGGCGCAAGGTATGGCTCTATGTTACCAAAGTAATCCCCGCCACCTCCATAAGAATATAAATCTTCCTCTGCTGGTGCATTTGGTGTACTTACACTTGGTTTTGACGGCATATAGGCTTCCGGTCTGACATATCCGGTAGGACTTACCGTTCCTCCTCTTTTTGCTACATCTTCCCAATTAGCCATCATTTCCTCCTTAATATGAGGTTTATTTTTATGTTCAGCAAAACACCGTAAGCGTCATGAAAAACATTGCTTACCCGGTGAAGAACCAGTAACAGTATAAACCAAAATGTATATTCATAAAATACCAGTAATCCTATAACAAATAAAGCACTCCAGACGCTTACACAATAGGGACATGAGAGAAGATCATTAAACCACCATCCCCAAGACATCATTTTTTCTCTTGGTGTATCAAATAACTCCGCCTTGCAGATTAACTGTGTCAATGCCTCGACTGCTATAATTGCCATAATGTATTTCATACTATTTCCTTATACCCGCATCCGCAGACAAGATAACTTTCTGCCTGTCCACAGCACCGTGCCTTGAATTTAAGGTTCTTTCCACATATCGGACATTTTTCCGCCGAGATGTTATTTTTCAGTTTTATCGTCTTGTTTCTCAGCTTCACTTAATATCTCCAACCATTCTTGTACTGTTTTGTCTGAATATTCTTCTCTGCCGCATTCCAAGCATAACCAACTTGTCGAATGACTCTTTCCCTTTTCGTCTTCAGCATTTACCCTTAATCTAAGTTCAGAATTACACTCCTCACATCGGGGTCTTTCTATTCGTAATCCATCAAAATCAATGAGATTTGATAGCCGCCTTTCTTCCATTTTGTTTTCTACGTATTCAGCAACATCAGCAAGCCCCCACTTCTTATCCTTCAACTTTTTCATATAGGTTAGAACATCTTGATGCTGGCCAAAGCTGAATACTTCCATATCCTTTTCAAAATCTCTCATGCACAACTCCATTTATAATTTGAACTTTTATATGCCTTACAGTCTCCAACAGGAGAAGCACAAGGAGGATCCCCCATATCACAACTGCAAGAGCATGGCGCACTTGCACAGGCATACCAATGGAAAGTATAAATCTTCTTAGTCCCCCCAGTAACCGCTTCGCAGGTATATTCCCCTGAATAAGTCCGGGGACAAGTTTCATCTTCGGGCAAACAGGTCAAACTATCATAACACGGGTCAACCGCATCGTCCGATACCCATACCCACGTCCCCGTGGTACATCTTACGTCCCCGGTAACAGAAACACCATCACACCCTATAACGGTTATTGTCGCAGTTCCGCAAGCGGTACTACTGGCACTAAGCGTATTTGTCAAAGAATCCGTTATCCCATGAACTACAGTAAATCCAGTTCCACTAACCGACCACCTGAATGGACTATTGTTTCCAGTTACAGCAATCGTTGCAGTTTCACTTTGAGCTATAGTTTCAGCACTTGTTCCCGAATCCCACGCCATTCCAGCATCAGGAGTGCAAGTACAAAGGTTCACACTCGCAGTACAGGTCTCGCCAGATTCTGTCGTTGCTGTAATTGTCAATGAACTCGCTGTTGTTGATTCGCCCAATGTAACAGTTACATACAAATACGAAGTAAGTTCCGTTGCTTGTTCCTTTGCTATAGAAACAATCCTCAATGGATGATCTGCCTTATAATCAACTATTGGGTCGCCACCAAAACCTGGCCCGCCTACTGTGTTTTCTTTAAACTCAACCGTGGCTGTCTCACCCACACCCAGACAATCTCCACTACTATATTTTTCAAAGATCGAACCCTCACACCCCCACCATTGTAATCTTGTTGACGGCCTCCCACTTGAAGGCATCCCCTCTATCGGCATCCCCGGATAGTCTGCACCGGGGATATGATTTGTCGGCCAGTAGTGTTGCATGTCCGAGTAGCTGTCATCCTTATATGGCTTCTCAAACTCGCTCTGCTTTACGAGTCGCTGATTCCACTCCGCCTTATTCGGAACACGAGTCATCATCTCGTGATAAGACTTACTTATGTACGGCTTGCGGCCATATTCGCGGGTCATTGCTCGATTTCCTTACTGATTCTCATACTCTTTTATTTCAAGGCCATAGTCTAATAAATAAAGTGTCTGACTTGCCGTGTTGTTCTGGAACTTGAATGATAAGTGCTGTCCTGTTAAGTTAAAGTGTTCTCTGTGCCGTCTTATTGTCTGTGTTGCCACTTCAGCAGTCATACTTAAAGTTTTCGCTGTTTTTGCGATAGAGTTTATATACGGAGTAAGTGTTACACTACCAGCCGACTGAACTTTTGTTCTGATAACCCCATCGTCCACATGAGCATTTATACCTTTACCACTAACTTCTACGGTAACATAAGAATCTATCGCAATTGTAACGTCATTAGTGGTTGTGTTAAGGAGATACACGGTTCCGTCTGCAACTCCACCACCTATCTGGAGAATGGGATTATTTCCGCTTCCGGCTTCTACGTTTGTCATACATGATAACGCAGGTGTCCTTGAATCAAAACTCCATGTCAAATCTTCAAGGTCTAAAACCAGAAAGACGTTCGGAACCGTGGCTGAAGTTCCAGAAACAAGGCCTATGTTTATTGTGTTTTCTGCCGCATCATAACTTAACCAGTGTTCTTTCTCGTAACCTCTTCTGATACATTCTGTTTTCTGTGGATTAAAGTAATTCTCAATATCCTGAAAGACACCGAAAACCTGCTGACCATTACACATGAACACACCATAATTACTCAAACAGAACGCCGCCGTAGTTATGACCTCATCAGTACGAGTCCCTATCTTTACTCCGTCTATTACCTCTGCACACTTGGAATTTAATGCTCCTATCTTGGTTGAGAGGACTAACTTTCCAAAGGTAGAGGGAGAATACCCTTCAAACAGCGTCAGACACCCTCCATCGACACCTTTCTCCTCTTGCCATACCATTAGTTCATTATGAAACTTCTTCATCGCTACGGGTTTATTCTTGCGACCATCACCCGGATCAAGAATCCCAAAATCAATTCCGTTTAAAATTTGTGGTCTCCCCTTTGCAGACACAAAAAGATATTGATCTTTGTCAAATCCATAAACCATTCTGTCTTTCCACGCACAATTACAATATCCTTTCCCAAAATCACTTATATCAAAATAAGGTTGTGTTGAAAGACTTATGATAACATCGTCATTCAGAGTCTTATCTACCGTAAAATAATACCAGTAGGCATAAAATTGATTTTTGTTGAATTGGCTTTTGTGTGCCGTTTTACGGGCGAAGGTAATCCATCCCGAATTACTAAGTCCAGCCGTTCCATCAGAAATCGTTCCCACAGAAGCAAACGCCGCACCATTCCAGTATTGAACATCATCCACAACAGTCGCCGCTGTTGAATTAGGCTTTGAACCCACATCGACATAAATTCCATTTATCGGATCAGAAGAAGCGATATATATTTTATCCGCATCTGTAGCAGAATCTATCTCAATATTTACAGAACCGAACTTCTTGTATATGTCTGCTGAATCATCATAGTACTGTGTTTCAATTACGGGAACAGGGACGCTATCCCATACGTTTTCAATACTCTGCCAATCAGTCTCGTAAGTCACAGACGTTACTTCTACTTCAGCATCTAACGCCCCACTTGCCAATGAGAGCTGATACCAATATCCGCACTCCCCAAACATATAACTTGGTATTGAGTCTGTAGGTAATGTCCATGTCATTGTCTGTCCCGTGGTGGCAAGCGTCTTTGAACTTGCAGAAGTGTTATCTGTAAAGCTCGCCACAGCCGCCCATGTATCATCACTTTTTCTGTACTTCATTTGTGCCGCTGAAGCCGTATCATTGGCTTTTGAGATTGTCCATGTAAACGTATCAGCGGGTACAGGTGTCATAATAAAGATACAGTCATAATTTGCTAAAGTCGAAAGGGAATCAAGTATCGCCGCAGTAGTAGTGAGCCCATCAGAAACCTCGTCTGAATAATCCTCTCCCAAAACAGGTATGGTAGGAATAGCCGCCGCACCTTTATAGACTATGAATCGCTTAACGTAACTTCCTTCCCCCGGATAGATTTGATGCTGGTCAACTCCATTCGAGAAGAACAAAGTATCATCTAAGACACTCCACGAAGCCGGGATTGAATTTGCTGAACCGCTGAATACTTCCCCGCCGAACGCTCCCGTTGTAACCGTGGGGGGTTCTGCCGTGGCTCCGAGTACATCGTTATCCGACATCTGTGCGTAAGTATGTCGCTCTGTCTTTTTGCCCTTAGAGAATTGAAACACAGAAAGAACTTTATTTGTACCATCTGCTGTAGTATGTAACTTTGCCATGCCTCCCCGTTGCTCTAAGCCGGGATGCCTTTGACGCATATTTTGGATTTTAGAAAACCCCCCCGGCTCTAAAAGAGCAGGTTCGTTACGGGTTATATTTCCGCCCCTGAATGGAGTTGTTGTTATTTCTGTAAGTTTTTTTGTCATATTACCCTCTACACAAAAGGAGCAAAGTCGTAAAAGATATCTTCCATTGTCATATCACCATCAAAGGTTCCCGCGTATGCCTGTAAAGTAGCAGCAAGCATTTCCTGAAAATCTAAATACTGTGCTTTGGTGGGTTTGTCTGGTGATGGAATAGCAGATTGAAGCATCAACACGGCTCTCGGTGCGATTAAATGATGGAAGAATTCTGGAAGTTCAGAGATAAGGCCATAATAGTCATCATCTACCGAGGTTTCAGTGCCTATAGTACAAACCCTTGCCGCAGAATAATCCGAGATAGTATCAACCCAATCAGCAGTAACGTCTTCTATCTTCATCCCGTTGTAATAGTCGGCTTCTTTACGAGCAGTTGAAGCAAGAGTGATTGTCTTTGCTCCAGCAGCAGCTTCCTGTCCCTGATTCAAATCTCTTGGCCGGGTGTAATACCACAACGTAGGCGTATCAGAATAATCGTCCTGATCGAACTTGATATTATTCCCGTATCTATAATAGAAAAACTCCTGACCTCCATAACTATCGAGATGCTTTTCGTCAAGACTGATTTGTTTGATTTTGATACCTTCTGAATTTTCGAGCCTTCTTAATTTAAAGAAGTCCGCCGGAAGAGATGCGAGAGAAGATGTTACAGTTAAGGTTGTCGATGTTAAAAATAGTTCAGGGAACCTTTTAAATAAAATCCCATGCAGAAAACGCTGTGCATTGTTAATTTCCTGCATAATATGAGCATTTTGAAAACTCCCAGACGTATCGGTTCCCTGAACATAAGCCGTAGAGTGTTCATTTAACCCATATCTCACCAAAGACAACAATTCGTAAGCATTTAAGTATGTCATTATTCATCCTTTTTTGCCTCCTTCTTCCTGATGAGCGTGGACATCACCTTTGATTGATGTGCCATCATTCTTTTCAACTCATCCATTTCTTCTCGGAGGACATCGTTTTCTGCTTTGGCCTTGTTTATCTCCTCCCGTTCAGGGTCTTTCATTGAGAACGGTTCAAGTAATTTAAGACCAAGCTCAATAGCGTATTCATTTACATTGATTGTCGGGGGTAAATAATTCAACCCCATCGCCTTCCTGTTCTCGTTCTTCTGGTTGTACTCAATAATTTGTTTCTTCTTAAAATCGAGGTTTCTCTTGAGGGCATCTTGTTTAATCTTCTCTTCATCACATCCATAAGAAAGACTTGTAAGACCTCTCTGCCCCATTGAGTTAAGAACATGTCTCCCACAGGCATCTTCCACCTCTAACCTTGTGTCGGGTTTCATCGACATCGAAACTCCGGCAAACTGCATGTCAAACTCTTCGTTCGTTGGATTGTAAAGTACTATCATTTTTCTCCTCCTTGTTTAATTCAACAGTTAAATCAATTTAGACTGTTGATTAAGTTTATTACTTCCTGTGTCTCAGGAAGGTATTCCAAAATATTATCACACTCACTTATATGCCAAGGTTTAATATCACTTGGTAAAAATCCCCTGACATTATCATCGTACAACGTCTTTTTATATAACGCCCACGCCTTGTAATACTGCGACCCATTTCTGTAAGGCAAAACATGGTCTGGATGTTTACAAGTTGGGATCAAGACTATGTTATTATCAAACGCCCCCGCTAAATGTACCGGCGCCGAATCGTTTGTAACCACCGTATTCGCCTGTGAGAGCAATGCAATCAACCCCCCAAGACTTAGCTTATCTCGGAAGTCAAACCCAGGGCAATCTACGGGCAGATAAGAGTGTTTTGGTACTCCATCCCCATCTACCATAAGTTGCTTCCCGATAATTCCAACCTCTCCGTCAATTCCATTGATTACTTCATTCCACCATTCTATCGGGAATGTTTTACTCGCCCACCCAACTCCAGGATGAATCAAAACTAAATCCTTCGGGTTGGGACAAACCTTCAAGACTTCATCCATATCTTCTTGAGAATAAGTCAACTTAAACTCTTTATCCTTAATCGGCAATGTTCTTCCGATACACGCCACGCTGACATAATCTGTTCCGTTACATAACGCATGAACCAGTTTTAGTTCTCTGTTGTGGTTTTCGCTGGGGTGAGCGTTCATCTCAAGTGCGGCATCCAGTCCCTTCGGATAATCTCTCGCAATCTTCACACCCTCGATATGCTCAAAAAGCCTCGGTACAGACGACAAGCCATAAATATCAGCATCGGGATAAAGAAACTCTCTAAAGTACCTTATAAGTGGCTCGGCACACATCTGATCGCCTATTCCACCGCCAATATAAATAAAGACATTCCTCTTGAACTTGTATTCGGGGTTTTCCTTCCACATCTGAATATCTCTATCAATATCATCAAAGATTTTGTCTTCAGGCCATCCAGCGTAATGAATAAAGTAAGAATCCAGTCTTGTCAATCCGGTCAATCTGTTCATTATCGACATTGAATTGAACTTATATTCTAACTCTTGAACCTCAATCCCCAAATCAAATAAACGATAATTGAGATAAGTCTGTTCGCCAAAGGAATTTCTTAAAGGCTTCAGATTTTTGACCGGACTGAAAACGTGTCTGTGTTTCCGTGAAACAACCATGACACCCGTATTATAGTAGTCTTGGTTATTCCAATTTGGCAGGTCAATCCCATAAACGGACTTTACTTCATACAAACATAATGCCCGCGGCGTGAACCTTCCTTCATTGAAAATTCCGAATTTGTCTTCAGAAACTATATCAAACAATGAAGGAGCATCCGGCCTTATCAGAATATCCGCATCTATGAAAGCTACCCTGTCATAGTCTTTTTTAAGAAATTCATAGATTGCGAACTTAATCCAATGCGGAGACGGCATATTATCTGCATCGCTCAAAACAACTAAATCCGCCCCTATCTTATCGGCATAATTTTCAAAGAACGGTCTGGTCTTAGACCAGATTTTCTCATACTTTTCGCCATTGACTATTGTGAGGATGGCAGTTTTCATATTCTCCTAAACGCACTATTGTGTTTTCCACCGTCTCTTACTTTTTCATAGGCGGACTGGAGTTGTCGTTTGTCGTCTTTTATCCTGTCTCTGAACTCATTATGCGAACGCTCACGTTGTTTCTCTCTTTCAAACTCCATGTGAGCAGAAACCTTTTTCATCTTTTCATCAATGGTTGTATTGGACAAATCACCAGACTTTATAAACTCCAAGTCTCTCGAATACGGTTGCCGGAAAAGTTTATTCTCAACACCCGCAAGAGTAGCTATGGGAACCGGAGCTCCCATAGCCCTCTCATAGGTTACAATAAACTTTTCCGTTTCAGGATGGAAAAAGCAGTTAAGCCTTTTATCCATCAGCTTCAAATCTTTTAAGAAGCTACGGTTTACACTTGGCATTATTCCCTCCTTTAATAGGTCAAAATTACCCCAAGGTCTGAAGTCGCCGCTGCATACGCACTACGCCCGATAATAAGACTACTATCGCTTGTTTCATATGCTGATGCTCCATGAACAATGTTGTCCATAGAAAGAATGAACCCATTTGTAGTGGCGGCGATAGAAAACGCCTGAGTCATTGGGTCCATAGATCCCATAGTATTATTTACAAAACAACACTCTTTAAACTTGATCCACCCATTCAGTGAATTTGCTCCTGTTTTCAGGAACACACCACTAGCAGACCCACCATGCAGAATATTACAGTTCTCGTAAATATCTCTTCCGGTGTTTGTTCCAGCATACTCAATACAGGCACTTGCCGCTGTCACTGCATCAAATGTATCGGCTCCAATAGTACAATTTTTGAAATAGTTTTCTCCATTTCCAGAGGTGATCTTTAAGTTCCGCATGGAAGCATTTACTACTGCCAATGCACCAAGATTCCTGAATGTTACATTTTCAAGATAATTTCTATCTCCAGTCATAGCACAATTTATGGCTGCCGTAGTTGCATGTGACCCATCTTGTGACCACATAATGTTTTTCATTATAGAACCATCTGCACTGAATGTAATGAGTGGTGATAGGGCTGCAACAGAAGCCCCAAATCGTGTACGCTGGTTTACTGGAATAGGAGCCGATGCACCTATCATATGGGTATAGTCTTTCCCCCATACAAAAGCAGCCGTCAGAGTATATGAACCTGGCATCACAATAAGCGTATCATTCCTATTAGCAGTAAGTGCGGCATATGCAGATGGAAGATCTGTAAACAAATGTCCATTATCTACACCATTTGACTGCAACCACGTTAAATACTGTGAGGTTGAACTGGTTGTAGGGGCAAGAAAGAAGACATCCCCCATTCCCGCCATAAGATCAGCACCAACATTGGCCTGAACAAACGAAGTTAATTCTGTTGATAAGTTTCTTACTCGTTTCATTTTTTTCTCCTTCTTTCAAAGGTAAACTCCCACACAGGGAGTGTATTCCCGGGAAGCCGAAGCCCCCCGGAGATACTGGTTAATGTTCTAAATACTCTATCGCACGTCTTAAAAGATCGGGAGAGTCTTTGAAATTGCCAATGCCATGATTGCAAGCAGTACAAAGCAACTTCCTGACCTTGCCAGTTTTATGGTCGTGGTCAACGGAAAAATGGTCATATCTTCCACCGGGGTTACCTGTTCCACAAATAGCACATTTTCCATCTTGTGCTTCAAACATCTTCTGATAATCCTCGTACGAAAGATTAAATTTCCTTTTCAAATGACCGCCATGTGCCTTACCTCTGTTGTTATTATACCATTTCTTTCGCTTCGCTCTTTCCTTCTCCTTGTCAAGTGTCAAATAGTGTGCCTTTGAATGGGCCTTCTGGCAATCCCTACATTCATTCCGTAACTTGTCTTTGGTCTGTGTCTTACCGTGATGTATATTGAACTCACTAATCGGTTTCCTCTCCAGACACTTTCTGCAAATCTTAAAACCATCGTCTGTTGACCAATCCTTTTGAGGTTTGCGTTTCTTTTGATAGTTCCGAGTAGTGACCTCGTTCATACAGACCTTACAGGCATGACACTTTCCATCCTTAGACTTCTTGTCGTTATAGAACAAATCCAATGCCTTCGTTGTCCCACACTTCGTACACGTTTTCATTTGGAGTACCCCCTAATTTTTCTTAGAGAGTACCCCAAATTATAACTCTTGTCAAGCAGTTTTTATTTCAAAGAGCTAAGTTACTGAAATCACTATACTTATCAGTACAGCGAAGGTTCCACCAGGTCTTTCAGGAGCACGAGACAGTTTCTTTCCTCAGTACCTAAATTCGTGTAAAGTCGGATAAATAGGTCCCACTCATCATACCCTGACCTTCTGTGCATATTGCTTCCGTCAAGATTTCCCCAGCCCAGAGGTGTGAGTTCGTATTTCTGAATCACGCCATCAGGCTCGAAGAAGATTGAACCCGGCTGTGTCATGGGGTCAACCACAATCTTGAGAGAACCATCGCCTCCGCTAAACGTGAGGGTTTCATAACCCCCTTTAAGTACAGTGGGTGCGAATCTCACGTCAGGCATAAGCAGACCGGCGTATTTTCTCCTCTGTCCAAGTCCCATGCGAATTGTGTCGATTTTCTTACCAGAGGTGAATCTGGCAAGGTCAACAGCATTCAGCATAAGGTCAATGGAGAGTTCCCTGTCAACACTGGAATTGGAAAGAATATTCGTCCTCCACTTCGCGTAGGTATCAGCGTTAATACCTTCAAAGGTGTCAAGCTTTGTTCCGTCATCGTAGATTCCCGTCAGTCCGGTGATTTCTACCGGAGTATCATCGGAAGCCCACGCAAGTTCTCTTGCACCGGACTTGATTGCCATTGAACCAGCCGCCATCTCCCCGGTCATCACTGGAAGTATCGCAGAGAAATAGGGATGATTCGCCTTTGCCGCAGTGGTTACAGACTCAAACGTAACAACTTTGGTTGAGGGCGCAATCGACTGTATCCTGCCTACACATGGCGAAGCAGTATCCATCGGTGAAGCACCAGCACTTGCATAGAAGTCAACATACATGCCTTCCTGCATATACATAACTCCTATGTCGTTATCAAAAGTACCAGCCCATGTAGCCGAAGAACTTGGAGTGGCCGCCGCAGAAAGTCTGCCTAACTGCCCAAAACCATCCCAGTGACACTGCCTGTTAAGGTCAACAACTATGCTCTGATAGATGTCGTCCATTTCATCGGAAAGAGAATCCACAAAAGACATTGGATTTCCCTTTGCCATTTCAATCGCAGGGCCAGTAAGTCTAATCGCTCCATAGAGATACCTTGGATTGATTGTCCCCTTATCTTTAGTACCGGTCAGCGGATCAGGAAGTTTCTTGGACTCTGCCCTTCCACCAGTACCCTGCGCTCTTGCATACCTCACTCCGAAGACATACCCGTTACCTCCCGGCTTCCTGTCGGATTTCGGGAAAAGATTATAGGTAATCTTCTCATCATTAAATTGGTTCTTTAGACCATCACCATAGACATTTTTCAATATCTCGGTAAGATTGGTCAGATCAGCATAATCAGCCATGATATAACTCCTTACTGCCCGAACTTAGCCATTCTTTCTTTGAGAATTGTCCGGGCTTCCTTGAGGGTTTTAACCTCTTCGACTTTTGGTGTTGCTGTATCACCAGACGGAATCTTTGGTATTGACGTTTTACCATCAATGTAGTCTTTAATCACCGCTTGGTCATAAGCCTCTCTTTTCTTCATTCCATCTTCTACCATTTTCTTTATCGCTTTCGTGTCTCTTATATCGAGATCATTAAGTGGATTCCCTACGCCAAAGAACTCCTTGACGAATCCAAGTTGTTCTTTTCCGATAGTTTCATCCTCCCGAAGAAGAAGGTTTATTTCCCGTTCATAATTTGTAACGGCTTTCCTTGCTTCTTCCCTCTCAGTGATTTCCTGCTCTTTTGCGAGAGTCTTTCCCTTTTCAGTTTTCAAGTCTGATTCGAGTCTGCGGATTTTCTCATCTTCAGTCTCGTTCTCATACCTATCAGCTTCTTCTTTCTCTCGCCAATATTCCTCATACTTATCAAGGGTAGCAGCCTTCTTAACTAAATCCTCGATATCTCCGGCATCCTTAACACGGCCTTTAAGTTCAACACCGTCCTTAATCAATGCCTCCAGTTCCTCAAGAGATTCAACCTCATTGTTTTTCAGAACAGTCTGGAGTTTCTTTTCTGCTCCACGCCATTCCTGCCAACGAGGGTCTTTATCCCAAGGAACTTTGTCAGTGGGTGGGTCTGACTTGCTATCACCCTTATCATCCGGTGGCGGATCGGATTTGTTGTCGCCAGCGTCAGGTGGCGGGTCTGACATATCATCGCCGATTTCACCCCGTTCGTTCATCAGGGGTCTTAACAAAACTTCCATCCATGTCGGCTCCGAACCAACTTTTGCGGTTTTCTTCATGACATCCTCCTATGTTTTAAGGTTAATCAATACTGACTGACCTGAAATCACATCATTTGCCTTTTGTGTGATAATAAATCGCTTTCTGCTGTTGCCTCGCCTGCCTATAAGTCAATGGCTTCTTCGATTTATACTCTTTCGGGCTTTTTACTTTATATCCACCCTTCACTTTCTTAATATTATATGGCATTATATCACTTCCGGTTCTGGTTTTTTAGGTTCTGGAGCATTGGGTTGTTCATGTCCCTTTCCTTCCATCGCCATCTGCATTTCTAACTGTTCTTGCTGTTGTGCCTTTGCTATGTCGGAATGTGCCCCTATATGGCTCAGGGCTATAAGCTGTAAATCTTCTGGGAGTTGTACAAACTCAGCCGACAAAACAAACTTCCGGTGAACTTCAGCATGGATTTGGTGATTGTCGTATTCAAATAATGGGTCATCTACCATAACTTGTGGTTCGCCATTCTCGTCAAGGTTTTCTTCATCTACTACCAATATACCACTAACATCCCCGCTTGCTATTCTGCTGTTCTCCCGTTCAGCACGTTCGATGTCAACATTAAGTTTCTCTGCAAATCCGCTTAACCCCAATCGTTTTAGATATTCCTGCCTCATTTCAGGGTCTTGCATGTTAATGACCTGATATTGTGCCAACTGAAGAAGTATTTCCTTCTTCCCGGCCATTGTACTTGAAAGACCGGAATCTAACTCAAGCCTTACATCTGTATTGTCTCTTAAATCAGAACCCTTAAACGGGATTACATTCGTTGCTTCATCCTTGCCCACTGCTTTTATCATCCGAGTTTCAGTCATAATCTTTTTCGCAAGCAAGAGTCTCTTCTTATAGGTTGTGCTCATTGACCGATTAAACCTGTCCAGATCAGGAACATGAGATCGTTCTGCCGTTTCCCTTAGAATGTCAACCATCACACCAGATGCTTTAGAACTCGGTGCCTTGCCTTTCAAGATGTTCTTTGGATCACCCGATGAATCCTGTATCTGTTCCTTTGCGACTGCACGTTCATCAAGAATCTGCTGTGGTAACGGAGTTCCGGCCTCTATCCGAGGTTCTTTTCCGCCTGACATTAATGGGTCATACTTCAATGCAAGAAATCCCTGACCGCCTTCGCTCAACTTCTTCAACCCAAGCTCTGTAGGAGTGAGGATTCTTGGTCTACCCATTCCCTTCCGATTTATCTCAAGGGCTTGGTCTATTTCGTTTATTCTATTCTGCGGGCTTATTAAATCATTCACTCCCGCATCCGACCAGAATTTTCCCGGTACTCTGTTATAATGAAAGTCCGTTAATGTATAATACCAAGCCCCCTTATCATACGGTATCGGCATAGATGAAACATCAAGGAGTAACTCCGCTCCACATGATGCTATATATCTTCCCTCTGGATATTTGGCTGAGGGTTTTAACTCCAGCTCCTTAAACAAAACGAGGTCATGCTCATCTACCTCTGTGGCCGTATTCCCATACCCCTTCCACGGAGATACTTGCCCGACAAGTTTCATAAGCCTTTTTTGATATTCCACTGATTTAAGACTTTCCGGGCCTATCTTCACTCCGAATGTATCTTCAGCCCACTCTCTTGGAACTAATGTCTTAATCCCTATCCAGCGTTTGTCTCTAAGGTTCTCGCCAGTCTCATCCATGACCACATTAAACGGGATTACGTTCTTGGTTACAACCTCTCCGGTCTTAGCGAGGTTTCCTTTTTTATCAAAGAACCACTCCCCACGGGTCATCTCAGGATATGTCCTCAAAAATGCGGTGCCAGCAAGTGAAAGCCAGTCAGACACCTTCTCTTTCTCTTCAAAGATTTCCCCATCATTTATAGTATCCATCCACACAAGTAACTTCTCCCCAAGAGAAGCGGCTTGAATATCCTCTTTTTCATTTGTATTGGGTCTGATTTTCGGGATAAGGTTTTGCCCAAGAAGCATCGCTCTTACTGAACGTACAAATTCACGTATCTCATTAGCAACAGGAGTAGGAATATATTGGGGTAATTGTCTGCGTCTGAATGAACCGACAGACCGTATATATTCTATCCACTGTTCACCTATATAATATAGAATATTCCGGTAAACAATCCTGTCCTGCATAGCCCGTGCGTAATTCAGGTCGGTATTAAATAACTGGTCAACAATGCCGACAAGTTCTTTCTTGCCTACCGTTTCGCCTTTTTTAAATAATTTGTATTCTGAAAGTGACATTTTTTCCTCACATCGGTATTCCTATTTCGGGTTGCTCCTCCACAGGAGTCTCTTTGTCATAAGCCTTCTCTGTTATCTTGGCCTGAACATACTGTGCATAATCCCTTGCCATAAGCCTGTTCAAAAGCTCCCGTTCCCTCTTCACGGCTTCTCTCTTGTCTAACTGACGATCTATCGCTTGATAGATGATAACGCCAATTAAAACGATTATCGTGATTTCCATGATTTCTCCTTACCAGTAAGCATATTCACCCTCGTTATCCTCGAATGATTCCCATATTTCTTTTCTTTCCATCGCCGCCACCTCTGTTATGTCCTGTGGCGGTTTCTTTACTTGGGGAGTGATCACTATGTCCCCTATCGGTCTTGCCATACAAATTAAACACGCCTCATCGTATACATGATCTTCAGTCTTTGTGTCAACATCTTCTATATTATTCTCATCTACCACCAGATTCGGTATTGTCCTTTTAAACTGCCTGCAATTAGGGTAAATCTGCATCATTGGCACGGAACCGGGCTGATACCTCAATCTTTCATGGAATTGTTTAATCTTCGCTAATCGTGTCGGATCGCCGGGCGTTAAACTTAACCCTAAATTCCTGAAAACCTCTGCTGTTGACGGCCCCTGACCACCTCCAAGGTAATTCGGCCTCTTCTGAAAGCAATCATGGCCGGCCAGTCTCAATTTAACTCTTCCCCACACTCCCATGTTCTGTTCTTTTAGAATAATTCCCTTCCCAACATCGGTATCGGTCATTCTCAAGCCCTGATTTGGAGTTCCATTCCATCCATACCACTCGTCAAATCGGAAAATCCGCCCATCATTATCCACCCACCACCAACCAATCGAAAACGGCGCCCCGAATCCCCAGTCATAGGTCATAATAACCGGCGCATTCTCCGGTATGGGTTGTTTTGCTATCTCATCGCTTACAACGTGTATAGATTCGTTCCACTCCTGAAACGCCTGCCCAACGAATACATTCCAGTCTCCATCCCTAAAAGCCTTCCTGATAGCCTCTGGGAGCGTATTAAGGGTATTCCAGTACGTAGCATCAATATATGGATTATCCGAAGCCTTTGAAGGAACATAATGGAACGTCGTCCTGTAATCTATACTCCCCTCTTCCGGCCTCCACTCATCACCAAAGATCCCATCCATCCAAAGAGCCTTGCACCACCCGTGACCGATCGAACCTGGATTAGTACCCCCAATAAACGGACACTCCATGTCAGGAATACCCGGCCACCTCAAACGAGTCCTCAAAAACGTAAATACATCGTAATCGTTCTTGGTCAACTCATCCACTAATATAGCCGCAAATTCACTCGACGCATATTTAGCAGGATCATCCAAGTTCCTAAAACAAATAACCCCGTTCCCGTAAGCAGGATGCAATATAAAACACCGTCCATAATCCCTGTGGTCAGCATAGTTCCGACCCATCCACTCAGGAAACTCACGCGCTATTCTCTGCAACTGACGATCTTTCAACGAAGGATAGTTCTCACACGCTAACATGACACTTACCCACGTCAGACCCTTTTCAAGGAACACTTTCATCAAATAACGCGCCGCAAACCAACGAAGTAAATAACTCTTGCCACCACCTAATGCACCACCATAAAGTATAAACTTGTACTTGCCCGTATCCCACGCCCGAACTAAATCCAACTGACGCTTCTCAAATCCAGCCATCTCCTTAGAAGTATCAAAATCGTACTTGGGTGCCTTCGCCATAATCACTTCGGCTTAGAATAATAAAAGCCGCCCTCCTTGTAAATCTTGTACCCAGCCTTCCTCTCACCCTCCTCTGTCAAATACCAAGTCTTATGCTTCCTACCCTTCAACAATCTGCCCGTAGTAGGCTCACGACTCGCCCAATGACCAGTCTTATCAGGCTTCATTCCATGCTTCAACGCAGTATCATAATCATACCCACTACCCTCTGGGTCAAACTTGGCCTTCTCCCTCGTCTCTCTTAATGTAGCCATAAAAAACCTTTGTTTTAAAAAACCTTGCTGGAGGGAAATATAGTACTATCACCGACCCCCCTGGAGGGTCTAGCCCCCCCTATCTGAACACGCTCCATATTACCTTTAACACTCTTCGCACTCTCTCCACTCTCCGGTGCGCCCTTGTACGCTTAATGCAGTCTATTAGGTCTGCCTGGCTTGCCATCTATGCCACCATGTCCGCGCTGGCTATCTTCTCACGCCTTGCCACGTTTTCAGCTACTCTTATCACGTTAGCATGATTTATTCGCTTGCACGCCTCCATTGTGTCCTGCCTGAACGCTTCTTTAAAGTCCGGCCAGTTCTTATTACGCCGCGCAAATCCTTCTCCCGTGGTGTCGTAGTTCTCCGAGTGGATATTGTCACGATCTAACTTCGGAACGCTAACTTCCTTTTTAGCGTTCTCAATGCCACCTTCAGGAACGCTAAGGAACGCTAACTTCCGGCATTGGGGACTGCAATACTTAGCTGTTGCCCGCTGTCCTTCAAATTCTTTACCACATTGCTTACATATCACGGCTTTCCCTCCTATACCTTACTATCAACGGTCTCCTGATCGTTGCTTGTGGGCGATTCTGAAGCGTCGCTTTCAGGGGTAACGTCTATTACATTAGAGAATGAGACCATGGGTTGAATGTTCTGCGTACTCAAGTCGCGCTCCAGTCTTTCCTTATCGTATAAGATACCGGTCGCTATAACCTTTTGAGATAATGAGGCTTTTTTGATATCATCTGGGACAATGTTATTTAATAACTGGCTTTGAATGGTTGCGAACATATCGGCTCTATTTGCCTTATAATTATGAAGGGTTGTTATTCCTGCCTTGTGTAGTCTTACTCTTACGTTTTCAGAGCTACATCCTACAATGGCTCCAATCTGTATTGTACTTAATTCTTTCTTATGTAGGGTTAATAGTGTTTCGAGTGGGATATATTTATTCTTTCCACGTGTTCCGGGCGGGAGTGGTTTTATATCCGTGGTGACTGGCAGTGTTCCGGCTTGTGACATTGCTTACACCCTTGATCTGTTACGTTTAAAGTTTACACCGCACTCGTGGCAACAGTATTTATTGATGAGTTGATTGTTTGTTTCTGCCGGCTTAGTGATCTTGCGTTTGCATTTAAGGCAGGTCATGTTTCACTTCCGCTTCTTAGGTTGTCGGGGTGTTCCTCTGTTTCCTGTCCCGCCGCCGCTTCCGTCTCTTTTACGAGTTCCGCCGCAACTGCCTTTGGACCCTCTTCCCGTGTTTCCTCTTGCCATGATTATCACCTCTGTTTAAGTAAGGCGGTGCGTTTCGACCCTTGGGTTCAGTTGGTTTTTTTGATCGTGCTCTCCGCCTTGATTAAAATTGAATCATGATTTAACACAATCTGTCAAGTTTTATTTGTTCAAAAGTGGTGACTTTCAACCGTCATAACGTGCAAAAATGGGGATTTTCACCGATTTTAGACATTTGCCGTTTTTTATATAGCTGATTTTATTGTATTTATTTTGGCATAGATGTTGCTGTATGAACATCGAAAGCAAAAAATTAATGGAGGCCAGAAAAATGAAAAAGATAATCAGAAAAGAAACCGGGCACGTAATCGGATGGACTGACACAACTCTAAAAAGGGGTGTCCAGACCGAATTTGTTGACAGGGCAAGCTACACTCACAGGGGGATCGTTGCCGAAACCCTCAAAAAAGCGGACCGCGCAGACCTTGAACGTGCCGCAGATAGAGGAGAACTTTTTTAACCCTTCATCCTCCTCCGGCGCTTATCCGGGGCGGGAGTGAGTAAAATAAAAAGAGGGAGGTTAGAGAATGAAAGAATTTTACGCATTACAAAAATTCCCGAATGAGGCTCCCCGGTTCGTTGCAGTAAAAGGGTGCCAGGTAAAGTTCAAAGGCTTTGAGGACTTCGAGTTTTTCTATTACCGGACCGCTGTTTTTCTTTACTGCGTTATTGAGGCTCGATCAGGCATGTCAGCAAGTACAAAAGGACTGCTGAAAGAGGCAAAGGAACTCGCACGGAGAAACTTGGAAGGCATGGGGCCAGATAAGCTCAAGGCAATTATTGACGAGCAAGTTGAAGAACATGGCCTATCACCAAGATATAAACAAAGGTAAGTTGTAAAAGAACAAGTAAGGGGGCCGTCACCGGGACGACCCCAAACATTGGAATGTGTTTAGAACTGATTGAATTAAATCATAATTTGACATAAATTGTCAAGGAAAAGGAGGCTTAAAATGGAATTTTGGATCGGAGTTGTAGTGGGCGGAACTATCGGAGTTTTCGCCGGGGTGCTCGTTATCGGGCTATCTGTGATAGCAAAAGAGGTTGACGAGCGGATGGAAAGCAAGCTGGCAAACAAGCTATGGAGGAATAGTGATGGAAAATAAATGGACTAAAGCAATAGAGAGATTGCAATCTGAAAGCCAAATGCTCAAAGAAATGATTGCAAGGCTTGAGGTGGCGGCTAAAGAAAAAGATTCTGTAATCAGAAATCTGAAAGCCGCTAATGAGGAACGGGGTGAAGTAATCAAACAACTTATGGAGGTGTGACATGAGAGAATCACAGTACGAAGCAATAAGGGAATGTGAGGCAATCATAGGGCTTGAAAGAGCAGACATCACTAACATGCCGGAATGGGAAAGAAGAGAGTATCAGAAATGGCTGGATGACCTTGCATCCACGGTTGACGAGGATTACTGGCAATAACCTAACCGCCCTCGGTGCTATCACAGGCCGGGGGCATACCTTTCTATCGCACCTTCAATTCCGTATTTCTTAATCACACCACGCAACCATTTTAAATAATTAAATCTGTTCGGCTTCCGATATCCCCCGTGCAGTCTGTTACCCTGCCGGTGGCGGAGGTCACGCTTAATCTTTTCCTTGCGCATATAATTGTACACTGTCTGGGGTGAGCATTGCGCTTTGTCTGCTATTTTGTATGCGGATATTCCGTTGCGCAGAGCCGTATCATAAGGTTTTAAATCAATCATAGTGGCAGTACCTCTTGTCTGTCTTCATATTCAAATCTCTTTTCAAGGTCGTGAACTGTAACACCATCCTTAAATGCGGTGGTGTTGTGCGCTGGCATCTTGTTGTCCCATTCAAGCATCTTTGCCCATAAATCAGGGCAATATCTTCTAAGTTTCCGCAGTTCCCCAAGCCTCTGTAACGGACAGCAAAAACAAGACACTCTTCTGAACTTAGAATAAAGACCGTTCCAGTAAAACCCCTTCTCGTAACAATACTCCAATGCTTCTTGTTCCGTGACATGATAATCAACTAACGGATACCGGATTGAATACTTTTGTGAAAATTTTGAATACAGACGAGAGTGTTCATCATAAGCCATACCGATACAAGACAATGGATTGGAAACGGTTTTACAGAAACGGTTTATTGTCGATACCTTCTCGCGGGTACACCACCTCCGCATAACTGATGGCCACCCATATCCTTTCAGACCTGCGTGCTTTCCGCTTTTAATTTCACGTTCCAACATTAAATAATCAAAGCCCACCTTCGGTTTTACCCTCACAAACTTCATTCCAACATAGTCTTCAACCTTGTCTATATGCTCCAGCATCTCTGGAAACTCCCACCCGGTATCACAGAAAACAACAGAGTGGATCGGCTCATCACGCTCAAGCATCATCAAGAGCATCGCCGTCGAATCTTTACCTCCTGAAAATGAGACTATTTGATTCTTATCGTAATATGGTTTCATTCTTTCCCCCGCTGCCACAGAATTGCTTCAACTACTGCGTGTTTGGGGTCTGCACCCCGCCCAATGACGGTATCTGTTTCGTGCAGATATACTCCCCATTTATGTTCAGGGTATCGCATGAGATTTATCGTGCCATTTACCATCTCCAGAAGCTCTTCGAGGGTGTAAGCTAAGTATTTCGACACTCCCGGAAGTGCCTCCTCTGTCGCATCAGCAAGCCATGTTTCGCCTTCACACTCAAACCACGCCTCCCGGCTATTGCCCTGGACTCCGGCTTCTGCTAATCCTCTAAACCGGTTATATGGTTCATCTCACACCTCCCTTACGGCTCAATATGGTTGTTAGGTTTAAGCCCCAACTCCCCTATAAGCCATCTATCTAGGCACTCTAAGCACATATAATAACTACCCCAGTGACCATCAACTAATGCTGATTCATATCTCACCCTTGTTCCGGGTTTTATGGCATGTGGTATTTCAAAAATACATTCCTGGGGTTTTCTTATTTTTACTATTTTAACTTTTCGGCATCGGATGTCTACATCTTGGTCACCATCAAATGGGTCATACTTTATGTATGTATCGTCCGTAAACTTCGCAGTCATCTCACACCTCCTTTTGCCTGTAATAATTAATTATTTTATCTTTTTCCGCAAGTACAAGCCAGACTAATTCCGCGGGCGGCGTACCGAGCGGGCCGTGTATGTCAATGGCACCGTCAGATAAATCAAGCTCGTTAATTACATCCTCAAGCATCTGCTCAAGCTCTTCCTTTGTCCAACAACTCATCTCACACCTCTCTATTGTCTTCATACGCATCAATTGCTCCCCACATGGCATGTCTTATGTCCGCTGACACCTCTGGGTATTGCTGCATAAATAATATACAGGCATTTTCCCTGTTCGAGCTACGTCTATATGCATCCTGCATTGCGTATGCCCACCGTTCTAATGTTTCTTCATCCATCTCACACCTCCCTACTACATTTTTTTGATATGATAATTGTCTGATTTCCCGTTAAAGTATTGCCTGATTCTCGCAACTGTTACTCCATACTTTTCCGCAAGCTGCTGGTGCATGAACGTGATCGCTTGCTTTTCGGTATTTCCGTGGCGGTATAATCTTGTGATCTCTCCATGATAGTTAAAAAGTCCCTCGAACTTCATTGTTTAATCCTCTTATTATTGCCAGTCTTTACGCTCTTTTTGTTTGTTCAGCTTACAGTATTTTTTGTCCTGCCTATAGTTTCCCTTTGCGTCCCTGCTATTACAGGTGTGTTGCTCGCAAAGATAACATAAGTCAGGCCTAAGTTGATCAGGCAGTTCTACGTTCCTGTCTCTTTCAACACACTGTGCAAACACTATTTCTTTTTGGCCTTTTCGCATTATGCACCGGGGATCGCAAAAGCCGTTCTCCCGGCAGTCTCGAAATATCTTCGCCATTA